CAGGAGGTTCAGGTCCATCGCCGCCAAAAATACCACCCATATTATTTTTCTCCTTTTGTCTTAGAAAACCATATTTTTTCTTTATCTGAATCTTCTTCTAATCCGTTTTCTAATAGTTTTACTCCATAAAAAGAAAAACGCTCAAGTAGACGAGCAAAGCTTTTTATTTTTGTGTAAGCTATTACTTTTTTATACCCTAAATTAAAAGGGAAATTAATAATTTTTAAAAAAATATTTTTAGATAATACTTTATATCTATAATTCTTAAATATAGATAAAGAAATTTCTGCTATTTCTTTTCCTCTATCTGAAATACACATCAATCCTACTTCTTCATTATTCCTAATTAAAGAAAAGCAATCAAATGGATATATAATATCTATCGATAACTTATGTTCAGCCATGATCTTAGGAAGATGTTGATAAGATATTTTTTGGAAAAAAATCATGATTAATACTTAATGATGTAATTATCAAAAACAAAAGGATTCATCTGATTAAATGGAACATCATTTCCAATAGAAGACGTTTGTTGCTGAGATTGAGTTACAGTGAAAGGACGTGTATTAGAAACTCCGTCAGTCCCAACATTTATATTTGATGGATCTGTTCTAATATATTCTAGAGAAAAATTAGGTAGATTTTGAGGTGTTAATGTAGTTGTTTCTCGACCACCCGTTCCACCTATTTGTAATGCACTCGCTATAGTAATTCTTCCTGCTGCACTTCCATTAACAAATCCAGCACTAAATCTCCCTCTACGATCGGGCAAATTAAATGTAGAGTTTCCATCACCATTCCCATATGAAATTCCTATAACATTAAACAAGGCAGCATAAGTAATTCTGCTAACTTCACTTCCATCACATAATAAAAAGCCTTCTGGAGCAGCAACTCCTCCATAAGCATGGATAGTACCTATTGGGACTAAGAATACTGCTAATGCCGCAGCTAATTTTTCCAATGTTACTGCTCCATTGTTTATATGTTCTGTTAGTACAGAGTTAATACCTATTTTAGAAGATGTTACTGCTCCATTGTTTATATGTTCTGTTAAAACATCACTAAGGCCTATTTTAGAAGATGTTACTGCTCTTGATGCTATTTTAGATTCCGTTACATTTAAATCAGCTAAGGCGTCTGTATGGATGCTTCCATCTATATATTGATCTTCACCCACAGAATCCTCTTGCATGTTTGCAAGAGAAACGGAAAGAGGACCCAATATTCCATCAGGTATAGAATTAGTTCGTAATGCTCTTCCTGGTATCGTATTAGTTACAAAATTACTCCCATCCATAATGAGAGGACCTTGAGAAGTAATGAGATCTTGAAGGTTTAAAGCAGCTAAAACATTAGTATCGACAAATCCTAATAATTGACCAGATTCTCCATCAACCCCAATTTTATCTGAATTAATATCATTAATTCTAGTATTTATATCCTGAAAAACATCACTATTCCAAGTAACTATATTATCCAAACCTAAAGTGGGAATTGGTTTTCTTGATTCATTATTTTGAGTGAATAAATCACTATTAGGGCTAATATTTTCAGGATTATATTTTGTTGTTAAAAGAAAATCTGGAATTGTATAATTAACCATTTTGAGCCCTCGTCATCACACCTAAAACAATTAAATCTTTTATTCTCAATCGACCTGAGGAAGTTTCACCTGAAACAATAAGAGAAGACTTACTTAAAATAAGTTTTATAGATTTTATTTTTTGAATAGCAGAAAGGATTCCATATGTTGCGGAAGTTTTAACTGAAAATCCATCCAAAAGATCTCCAAAAGATTCGATAGGAATGTCTTTTTGAATTTGGAAATTTCTTCCTGAAATTCCCTTAATTCCATTAAATTTTAAAAAAAGCCGAGATTTCTTATTTTTTAAACCTTCCGAAAAAGAAGGATCACATTCCGCATTAAAAATAACTCTTTGAGTAGCAAACGGACGCGATGTAAAAGAGTAAGTAGGTGTTTTCCATAAAAATGGAATAAAATCTCCAGCGTAATCTTTTTCATTAATATTTTCTTCTTGATAAAAAAGAGCATTCCCTTCATGACAAAGATAAACACCATTTCTTCCTTCTGTAAGAGAAGTACATGATTGAAAATCTCCAGAATATAAATAAGGAATATATTGATTATTATATACAGAAAATATAGGAACTTCATAAGAACCTAGCTTAAACATAAGCTGTTTCTTATAATCATAATAAGCACTATCAAAATAAAGATAATTATCTTGTTCAATTTTAGATTGAATTCCAGTAATAAAAGAATCCAAACCATTAATATCCGATATTTCTGTTTGCTGACCTATATTAAGTGTAGAAAGACGGCTTACTCCTCCCTCAGTCACAAAAATAATATCATTTCCTACTTTCTTCAGTAGATCAGGATGATATATCCCAACCGGGATGTTATTTGAAAAATTAAAGGCCCCATTAACATCTGGGAAAAATCCTTTATAGAAAAAAATGTTTTTTTTCCCAAAGAAAACAAGATAATTAAAAAATTGTTCTATTCTTTCAAGAGAATCTTGTGAATTGGAAATACCACTTAAATCTAAAAAAGGCATTAATCCTGTTACAGGACTTAAAAATTGATTTAAATATCCGGGTCGAAAACTATAATATGAAATTAACGCTTCCTCTTGATCTTTAAAAGCAAGAGAAATTCCTCCTTCTCCTAAAGTCCACAAACGATTTGCTATAATTGTAGTAAAAGCTGAATAAGGAGGATAAACAACGAAAGTAAATACACCTCCATCTATAGGAGGATCACCATTTGAATCTCTTAATTTAAATGAATTATCTGTTTTTTCATAAAGATCATAACGAATATCATTATTTAAAACATAAACATATTTATTTAAGTGACAATTTGGATAGTTTTGAATATTTATTCTAAATAAATCATCTTCTTTTACCACAGGAAGAAAAACTCTTTGTTCAAGAGGAGAAACAGTATGATCTTCCTCATTAAAAATATGAATAGGATCTGCTCCAGTACATAAAAGAAGTTTATTTAAACAAGAAAAACCTCTCATTTTATAAATAGGCAGAAATTCATAAAGAAGTGTATCTTCATAATATACACCAGATTTATAATAAGAAATCTGATTTATAGAACCTATAATATTCTGATCAATAGATTCATAAAATTGAATTGTCCATATTTCTGTATCAAAATCAAAAGAGGAGACCTGAATTTTTCTTATAAAAGATCCTTTTGATGTTTTAAGAAGAAAATTGTTATCTTTAACAATATATTTTAGTTCTTGATCATCTGCACCTTTTTCAAAGGTAATATAATTTTCGAATTGCTCTAGATTTTGATATGCTTGAATTGTTATTTTTTCAATATAGACAGATAAAATATCTTCTGTTCCATCTTTTTTAGAAAATGGAATAATATTTACCCTTTGAGCGCCTTCAAAATTTTGAAAAATCTCTGTCCCATTCCTAAGTGTAATTGAACCCAACGGATCAGGAATAAAATTAACCAGACTTGCAGCATAAGAAGATGGAAGTTTTTCTTCCTCTAAATTCATATTCATTCCTTTAATAGGAGCAGAAATTTTAAATTCATCATATATCATCGCCATTTACCATAAGTAGAAAATGGTCGAGCATTCATAAGAGAGGCTTTTTTATCGTTTAATTTTGTAATCCATTTAAGAGCGGATTGTTGCTTTTGACTTGATGATCTTATTCCTTCCTCCGAGATAGCAATATATTCAAAAGCACCATCTTCTAAAAGTTTTTGGAGATCTAAAGAATAAATAGCATCTAAATCATCTGTTTCGTTTAGAAGTTGAGCTTCAGGCGTATAAATATACGAAAGAGAAAGATCTATAGCATCTTGTTGAGAAGGAGCATATGTTAATTTAACAAGAGAAGGAGATTCGACAATGTAAGTATCAGTTCTCACATTAAGGTTTGGACTTTCTAAAAGATCTTGTGGATTAACTTTTGTTAAAGGCTTCCCATTAGAATCAAATATTTCTAAGCGAGCTATCTCAGCAGGAATCAAAGGAATTTTATATTCATTATTGAAATTAAGAGTTATTGTTTTTCTTAAAAGATATCGATCATCTAAACGGGCGATAGCACTCCACATTTCAATATGGGCTTCATTAAGATAAGAAAGATTTCTTTGTCTTATTTCATCACTATCATCATCTGAACCAAAAGATTTGTACTTCAGATTATCTAATACTTCGTAGACTCTCATGATATCCTTTAAAAGCCCCGCATTTCTACGGGGCTAATCTATGTCTAATGTACTGACCCAACATCAAAATAAATAGTCAAAATAGCATCTTGGGGAATACCTCCTCCTTTAGCAGTAATAGTCAAAACATTTGTTTCATCATCTAAAACAAATTCATGAACATCCGCATCCAAAGTTACTATCACACCAGCGGCTGTACGAATTTGAGCAGTCCATGCGTAAATTTTACGAAGAGGACTAATGAGAGGCAAAACAAGCGTTGCATCCGCAGCGACAGCAGTTGAAATAGTATAAGCTTTAGTAAACTTTTCTATTAATTCTCCCTCTCCGTCACTAGCATAAGAACGTGCTGTTGAATCTGCAGTTGTTTTGGCATAAAAATGCGAAGTTAAACTCATTTAATATCTCCTTAAGCTACTTTTGTAATGAATTGGATAACACCAGATTCAGCTAAATTCCATTTATTAACACCCGCATCTCCTGCATATGCACCTGTAGCATAGTTAAAATAAGCGGGACATTTATAACCCTTGAAGTAGCTGTACAAGACTTTAACGGCCTCATCTTCTTCGGCTTGGAATGACCCTTGATTCATCATAATTTGAAGACCATTATCAAGAGTGGATTGAGTCATACGAAGCGCATCACATCCTAATAGTAAATTCATATGATAAGGACCAGAAGGATTAAGACCGTTCTGATCAAAAGCAGCATACTGTTTAAGTTCAGGACAGCTAATAACATCGATACTGCTTGTAGTAGCTGCTAATCTATCGGCAATCATTGGATTTGCCTGACGCGCTAAATCTACTCCTCTCTCAAGCTGCTGGCTTTTGAAATCAGTATCATTATTTTGCATCCATTCAATAGATTCAGGTGTTGCAAAAAGATAGAACTTTCTTACCTCAGAAAATTTTCCATTTTCCTTCATAATGGCAGCAGGATGGAGAGCAGGTTGAGGCAATTTAGCAATAGCCATGTTCTGTAACCGACGAATGGCTTTAACGCTTAAATTAGCAGTGACTCCATTCAAAACCCCATGTACAGTAGCAGGGAATGTAGCATTTCCAGCAACAGCAACGTAAGGATTATATGTTCCATCATCTTGAGTCCCATACATAGCTCGGCCAACAAGTGGACCTTGACCATTTTGAGTATAATCATATCGCCCTTCTATACCGCGTCCCCCTGTGGTCATTGCCTTAATAACTTCATAGACAAACCGTTGAGCATATTTACGGCGCGCTAATTGCAGAAGAAGGGGGACAGCAGATTCTAAAGGAGTTCCTATTCTTTGAAGATCCGGGAACTTCTCAAGATTTTCCCATTTAAATTTAGAAATCGTACAAGATTCTTGAGCATATTTCTTTGATTCTACGGCTGTAGAATAAGGTTCAAGATCAACCGCAACATTTTCTGGATTCATGTCACGGGTAGCACCCCATGAATCCACGAATCCCTCTCCTAAGGGTTTAAGTCTTAAAACAATAGGACTTGTATAAGGATCTGTACCGATTAAACTTTTGAATGGAGTATCATTCACCGCTTCCATCATGACTCTTGCAAGAACATGGAAGGGTAATAAACCGACTGGAACGCCTGATAATGGAGTATTTCTGTCCATAATAAAACCTCTTAAAATAATTAAAAAACAACAACTTTTAGGGTAGTTATTTCCTAAAGTTTTAAGAGGTAGTCATCAAATATTTTAGAAGGTAGTCATTTGATAAAATCAAATAAGGCTTCTTTATTATTATCCGAGGCTCTTTTACTTAGAAACAAGGCCTAACAAAAAGAACATATCAAACTATACACATCTTATCAACAGACTTATCCACAGATATTATCTTTTTTGAATAAGAGCATTATAAGCATCTCGCATCCCTAAATGCTCAAATTGTCTTTTCATCATTGATCCTGCGTCATAACTTGAATTATGAATTTCTTCAGCGGGTCCAGGGCTTCCTAAAACAGATTGATCTCTTTCTGTTTCTTTACTTAATTTCTTTTTAAGAGATTCAACTTCTTTTTTAAGAGATTCAATTTGATTTTCCCTCGCATAAACTAAATCAATAAAATTACCATGCTCATCAAGACCTTTTCCAATAGGAGTTTCCCAAAATTCCTTACCGATTGAAAGCATTTCTTTTAAAAGATCTTTTGGAGAAGAGGCGTGTTTTTTAAGATCAGACACCATTTTTTTGGTCTCTTCTTCATTAAGCATATTAAAATAATTATCAAATCCTATCGCATATTTCTGTTCAACCTCAGAATTAGGAGCAACTTCTACATATTTTAATAAAGCATCTCGCGCTTTATTTTTAAGATCTGTCATTTCTTGAAGATGAGCAGGTAATTTTGTATTTTCCTCTTTTATTTCAAGCTTATCAACTTCTACATGTTTGTTCATTATTTCACGAAGAGAATTAGCTGTGTCTTCATCAATTTCTCCATTTTCTTCTAAAGAAGCTATATGGTTTTTAACATTTCCAATTGTATTAGAAAGTTGACGAGAATATCTTAAATTATCATTAGCTCTTTTTTCTTTATCCTCTGAGTCTTTTTTAAGCTTCTTATAAAGATCTTCATAATTTTCTTTAGGCGTTTCTTGAGAAGGATCCAAATCTGGGGATAAAGGAGTTTTGGGTTTTCCTTCAGATAAATTTTCTTTATTAGGATCTTTTTTTGGCTCTTCTTCTATTTTTTTATCATTATCTTTTTTTTCAATTTCCTTAAATTCTTTTAAAGCTTCGGTTTCTGCTTTTGATGAAAAAGCTGCCATCCATTCTTGTACAATTTCATCATTCTTATTTTGGTTATTTATATTATTCGGTTCAATCATTTTATATTCCTATATTTTCCATTAAATTATTACTATTTTGATTCTCATTCATAGGTATTTCAGATGGTTGATTGGGAGAAACACCTTGTTGAAGACCTTGCATCATTTTCATTCCCTCAATAAATTCTTGAGCAACAGAATCCTCCATATATATTCCTAAAGATTTCCTTAAAGTAGGACTCAAAAGGAAAACCATCCCATAAGGATGCTGTAAAATAGAAGAGATAAGATCTCTTTGCTCATCTTTAGATGTTAAGAATTCTGGAGATTCTTCTATATAAATATCGAGCGGTAAAAAGTTCACATCTCTAATAAGTTTATCTTTATTTTTTTCTTTTTGATTTAAAACAATATTTCCACTTTTAATAGGATGAGCAGGCATAAAGATGTCTTCTATACCTAGCATTTCCATTTGCATCTGTTGAATAAACAAACGCCCTACTTTCTTTTTAAACATCGCAAATTCATTAAATGCATAAATATTACTTGTTATAGATTGGATTTGTCTTTCCCGTATAGCTATACCAGTCTGAGCATTTGTTGGAAATCCTCGCTGTTCTCTATTAATTCCTGTAACAAGATCAAAAAGTCTTATACGATCCTCTGCAAGACCCATCGAAGATCGGATATCGGTTTGCAAAGAAAAATCTACTACATTATTTTTAGGATCCTTAAGGAATAAAAGAGAAGTAGAGCTCGTAATTTCTCTTTTTATATCTTCTGGACTAGAATGACCGAAAGAATCTGTCACCGAAGGATCAAGAATCATCTTCTTGGAATCAGATAAATAAACAGCTTTAGATTGTAACGTATCAAAGCTTTTTTGCAAATCAAGCAAAGATTCAACAAGAGATTTAGGTATATAGAATCCATCTTTTGAAGCTTTTTTAGACAAACATGTTGTTACAATAGAGAATTGTTCACGAGGAAATGACATTTTAAGAGGGTAATAATTTAATAAAACATCTCCACAAAAATAAGAACGATGTATTTGATCATGTTTTCCCTCCACAATGTCATTTTTAGAAACAGAATTTTTTTCGGCTATTTCTTCATCAAAAGTAATAAATGTTCTACCATTATGAGAAAATCCTGAATAAGAAGTCTCCAATGTTTTCCATTCTATCATTTTAATAAAAACAGTACGTCCATCATCTGTTTGAGTAAGTCCTTCCATCATAACATTACGAGGAGGGACATAATTTTGCGTATAAGTTTCATCTACATAATTTCCAATAACTTGGGAAATTTTTGGAAACAAAATAAGAGCGCGTCTACGTGACATAGGAATAAGTTGTCCAACAAATTCACTATCATCAAAACCAATTGTTTCATCAGATAAGTCAGGAACAATATAAAGTGGATTAAGACGACTATATTTTCTCTCTCCATTTACAATATCAAAAAATGCTCCTCCCATTCCATATACGAGTGTATCTTTCATAGTCTGGCTTTGATAATAAAGGATATTATTAACTTCATATTCTCTATAAAGAGCAGAATTGTAAGCTAAAACGATATCCTGATATTCATTCTCCATAAGCCCTACAATATTGGGCATTTTATCAGGGTTACTTAAAAGTTCATGTGATCGAACAGATACACTTGTCTTTGTTTTTAATTGTTCTCCTATTAAAGAATGAATGTATCCAGCAATAAGATTAAAATTAAGATTTTTTGGATCAGTAGATTCTATTTCATTCCAAGAATTTCCATTCGCAAAACGTTCGCATTTAAGGGCAATATTAAACCATTCTTTATACGCAATACTATCTATTGTACTTTTCCAAAAAGCTTGAGATTTTTGAAGAATTTTTGCATTACGCTCTTCAGAAGTTAATACCATGATGACTCCGCCTGATAACCTTGGTGTTGATAAAATTCTCTGTGCATCTCATCTTTCTTCTTTGAAAGATCAATATGAGTTACACCATATCTCAGCGCGTCTATAATATGATCAAAATTTGCTTTGATAATTTCATTTTTGTCGTTTCTAGCATAACGCATAATTTGCTCTATTAACTTCACGCAGCCTGTATGATCTCTAGAATTATAAACAATTTTAAGGCCATCATCTAACATTTTCTCACAAAGAACCGTAATACCAAGTTCTACACTATCCTTACCTTTCTTAGCTTTATGGACATTCATTCTCAATTCATTAGAAAGATAATCTGCCATTCCTTGACGCGTAATTTGATCTTCACCTCCTCCAGCAGGGTCAATTACCACAGGACACCTAGGGAAAGGAAGCATTTTTTCAAGGTTAAAAGCATGCTGAGACTTTGAAATTCCTGACATATAATAATTTTGCATTACATAAATTACTCCTCCTGGCTTTATATCTCTATCATAAGCTAAGAGAACAGCTCCCCAGAAACCATTTTCTGTCACAGCAGGATCAACTGCTAATAAATAAGCATAATGTTTTTTAGGTTCAATATAATCGCAAATATATTTACTTTGTGGCATATAAAATACATTTCCTGACCCAAAGTAAGGAATTCCAGACCTCCTAGCCTCTAATAAATGAGGGGGAGTAGAAAATTCCATCATTTCTTTCTCAGAATCAGACAAATAAGGATTGTCATCCCAAGATGCATGAGAATAATAAATAAATTTATTAGGCTTTTCTATTTTAGGGTTTTTACTTAAGTCCCGTTCAGCGTCCAGACCCATAATATAATTTTCTTCTGTCCCACTCATAAAATAATGAACGATATCTGTATATCCACCTTCAGGCCAAGTTGTAATAATAGCCTGAGTTTTTTCTCCATCAAAAGATGCAAGCCTCTTAGTCATTTCATCAAAAACCGACAATGGAGGACGTTCATCAAATAATGCTTTATCGGCCTTAAACCCCTGCATAGCTTGAGCGCCACTTTTATATGACATAAAAGAAAATACACTCTCGCCACCAGAAACATGTTGAATATATCGAGTATGAATTTTACAAGGACTAGGTTCCATCCTAATGACAAATTCAGGAGGAATTGCAGGTTTATTTTCCTTATCACCTTCAAATAAAAGACGAACAAGATTCCTTTTACATAAGTCTATATTTTCAGTAAGACAATATATTTGAATAGGGCGACTATATCTATAACCAGGCCACCAAGAAGGATACATTCCAGAGCTATCATAAAAAAGCTCTTTTCCAACTCCAAACGTCTTCCCAGTTCTATTCCCCCATAAAGCCAATCTGAAACGATGATATTTACCAGCCTCAAAAAATCTTAATTGCTTTTGATGGGGTTTAAATGAATCATCATAGTCAAAGGTTATATTTTTCACTGCTTGGATTTAAGCCTTCTGTTTTCTTCTTGAAGCTCAGCCATCTTCTCAAGCAAAATTTGATTCAATGGACTCATTTCCTTATTTTCATCAGATGTATCTTTTGGAATAGGGCAAGTATATTTAAGAATAAGTTCACAAGCGCGAAGAGCATTTTTTAAATCAGGGTCATCCAGAGACGTAAGAATTGCATTCTCTAGTTTTTTCTCAACAAGTTCTCCAAAAGCTGCCATAGCTTCCATTCTTGCAAGCTTTGATTTACTTAATCCTCCAGTAGGATTTCCAGGAGTTAAATTATCATGTCCAATATTATACTTCATACTTTTTCGGTTTTTTTCGGTTTATACTCAAAAAACAAACTATCCATCAAATTTTATAAAAGTAAATCATACAATTATTTAGATCAAGAGAAAATCATATTTTTATCATATGTTCTAAACAAGACTTCTTTAAATGATCTTCGCTTTCTTTTAAAAGTTTATAATTTAAAAATATTTTACCGTCAGAATTAATAAGCATATCCTAAAATCCATTTATAGAAGAAGTATAAGTATTCCAATGAGAAGGAATGTATTGATTAAAAAATGGAGAGGTTCCTAAATATCTACTATTCATATTTTCTTCCTCTTATTTCTTGATTTATTCATATATATCTTATATATATCTTTTTGGGAATAACTTTTTCTCTTTCTCAAATCATTATTAAAGTTATTCTCCATACGTGTGAAAGGCGCGAGGTATATCCCGCGCCATTTTTTTATATAATAGGAGAGATGATTTAAAAAAATAAGAATAAAAAACATTGAAAGATAAAAGAAATATTTTTCTTAAAAAGAATGAAGATTTAACATTTTCCTAAATTAGGATTTAACAAATAGAAAGAAAAGATATTAATGACACCAAAAATCATTTTGATGCAATTCGAAAAAGTTAAACAGCTTTTGCAAGAATTAAGAAAAATTCATAATTGCACAGCGACAACCCTCGTTGAACAAAAATTAGAAATTCTTATTAAAGAATTAGAAGTAAAGATTAAGAGTTATCAGATAGCTGAAGAAGAAAGATTTTTGAGGTAAAGAAATGGGAGTGGAGCCTTTAACACTCATACCCTAAGGCTCGAACCCAACCTACAGAAGAATCATCAACCTCGTATGATTCAGGCACATACTTTAATTTAATTAGAAGAAGCCCCTTTGGATCAACTATCCATTTTGAAGATTCACTAACTTCTTCCAGAATAAATATAGATTCAACCTCTTCACAATATGTACATATTTTTTAGTCAGCAGGATGACCAGATAGGGCGGCTCTTAAATTTTCAACTGTAAAGTAAGTGCTCATTCTCTATTTTTCATCTCCTAACCTCATATTTCAGTTTTTTCTTTCCCAGGAAGAGTGGCATCACATTTTCCAACTGGAATCTATATCTATTTGAAATAGTTTGCAACTTAAAATTGCTGGTAAATTCAAGACACGGATTTTCTCCCTCAAAATCAACGGGCCGAACCCCTTCTTTAAACCATGCTCTAAAACTTGCGGGGCCAATAACCTGCGCTAACTTAACGCAAAACTGCTTCCAAAGCTCACTTCCTTCAATTTCCTCTTCTGTCACTGGTGATTCTTTTTGTGCTTGCATTAGCTTCTCACTTCTTGTTTTTCCTTGTCCTGTATAGTGCTCCCTCCACACCTTGTCAATGTTTTCAGGACGTAGAGCCCAATCAAAACTTACTTTCCATCCTCGAGGTCCTCCTCCCATCAGAAATTCGTTAGCCTCTATCCTCTCGCAATAATCCTTCCATTTGTCCCATTTCCCCTCAAAACAGTCCTGAAACCGTTCTCGAAGCTCTTTACATCGCCATTTTGTCAGGATGGTTCTCTTCCTAGGAACCAACTCTTTCTCTACCTTGGCTATCCAAAATTCAAACATTTTTTTAAAAATCTTTTCCCCTTCTCTGGGAGGTTCTGCAATTCGATCAGGGTAAGATACCTGCGCAGGCTCCTCGCGCGCGCGCGTTATTGGAGTTTTATTATGTCTCTTCTCGAAGAGAAGAGGGAGAGGCCACTTTAGGCCGTTCCAGGAAGGTTTATTTTTTTCTTTAGGTTCAAAATTATCCACAGATTTATCCACAAAGTTATCCACAGGATGATACTTCAAATTACCTTCCTCTATCTCTTTAAGAATGGATTTGAGAAGATCATGATTTCTGAAAAAATAAGTTTTGTTTGTTTTTCGGTCATAATAACTAACGTAGAGTTTTCCTTGAAAAGGATCTGATTCCTTCTTGAAGGCCTGTTTACTAGAATAATGAATTCCTATTTTAGAAAAAAATCTTTTAAAGGATTTTCGACACATTCCTATTTCTTCATATAAGCTATCTCCCTCTTTATAAGAAACATGCTTTTTGCACGGTTCATAAAATTTCCAAAACCCTTTAAAATTCGCTTTAAATCTAAATTCCAAATAATTGAATATGTGAGAAATTTTATATGATTGAAAATATCTTATTGACTTAGTGGAATTTATGATGTTACACATAGTTTTGGAAGCTCCTGATCAAAACGTAAGCGCTCATAGGAGCCTCCTGTTTAAGTTTATTTGCCTTAAAATCCATGCGTATACATGGATTCTTTATGAATACTTATACCAAGACATTCGTTCTAAAAAAAGAAAAATGTCTTGGTATTTTTTATTAAAATTATCTTTTTTAAAATCCCCTTGACATATATAAAAAGTGTTATATAAAGGAATAAGAGATTGCAATAATCTCTCCCTGTAAACTTAAAGCGTTTGGTATAATCCAGCGCTTTCTTTTTATATAATTTGAGAAAGAAAATAAAAAAATGGATAATAAATACTTATATATATTCAATAACATATATAAAATAACTGAGGATTTTAGTTTAGAAATTCTATCTATCGTTATTATCTCTTCTAACTTAGATGAAGCAAAAAATAGAATTGAAAAGTATAGGGAAAAAGTTTCGAAAAGTATGGAAGGAGAAGAAAGAAAATTCAAATATCCTCCTATTCCTACACCTGATTTATCTGTACAAGTTCCTTGCTCTACTAAGGAGGATTTATTTGTTATTCATAATGAAGATTCCCATAGGACTCAAGGGAAATGGTTATCGTTTGATATTTTCCAAAAATATGAATCCAGCTCCATAAGATAAAAGCATTCTCCCAATAGTATTATTGCAACAAATCGACCTGCAGAAAGCTTTTGGAGTGGGAAATTCAATGACGAAAGATAAAACTACAAAATATTATTGGGCTATCCATTTTATATATGAGGACAAAATTAAGAGCATATTATTCTTCGATACTATCGAAAATATGTTTAAACATTTTATGCTATATATAAAAGTAAAGGAATTGAGGCAAGGAATCTATGATATGCGACTTCAGCCTTTAATGGATCATACATTTCCAGAGAATTGGAAAAATATGAATGAGGAAGAACGAGTTGAATTGTTAAAAGAAAAATTGAAATATGAAAAGGAGAGAAGGAAATGGGAATAAAGGAAATAGAAAATGAAATTAATGAGATAATAAAGAAAAGGAATTTACTTTTAGAAAGTGGATTGATTTCCAAAGAAGAATCAGAAGAATATATAAAGAAAAAAGAGGAAGAAGAAAAGTTTATTATTAAAATTTTACAACTTCTTATAGAAGAAAGTGATAACTTAAAAAAATTTATTGACGATAATGAGACTATGATTATTAGAATAACAAAAAAAGGCATTTACGGAGGATATTATATTGTAACGGGATTAGCGTATGAACAAAAAATAAAATTTGATTTTAATCATCCTAATTTAAAAGATTTTCAAATAAAAATAGCTCATGAAAAAAATATGAAAGTATACTCTGAAAAAATTCAAGAGAGGAGAAATTTTCTAATGACAAACATGTCTAATGAAGAAGAAAAAAAGCTAGAGGTGAAGAGTAGATGAATTATAATTCAGATTCAGAAAATGAACTTATTAATATTGAGTTTAATCATATTACTAGGTTACACAAAATTTTAATGGGTGAAGGTGAAATGGATAAAAAGAAAGAAGAGAAGATGAAAAATAACGACAAAAGAAAAGTCTCCACAGACGCGCTAGAGACTCTAGGAACCATTATAGATGAACATGAGAAGCGAGACGCAATCCATCTTGCTGTAGAACCTGTGGTAGCTCAAGAGAAGCTATATCCTGCACAGGATGTTGGTGCCGATGGAACCAAGAATAATCCAGTAGGAATTGTAGATCCATTTTTAAAAGAACTTGTTAATCCAGGACAGAGATTCTGGCTTGTGATCTATCCACGACCGATTAATTCTTTACGGCATGTTTGGACTCATCCTGCATTTCCTGATGAAATTCCTTTAGGAAAAGTATTTAAGGAAGCTGAAGAAGAGGCAATCGAAGAAGATAAGGAAGTAAAAACTTCAAAGAAATGGATTGAGGAATATTGTAAATCTTTAGAAGAAGATTATTTAACGTGCGAGACATGTTTTTATGATGAAATTATGCAAGCAGCTAAAAAACATACGGGAACGGAAGACGGAAACGGAAGATGGATATTATTATCCTTTAAATAAAGGAACTATATTCGACGGTATAACCACTCCCCCTGAATTTTGGTATCATTTAATTTTCAAAAAGCTCCTGATAAATCTGTAACTGCTCATCCAATATCCTTAACTTCTCCAACCATTCATAGAGATGTAAACATTTGTCTTTAGGACATACCTCCTTTAATTCCTTCACAATATCAGGATGCGGGGATGGAAATATAGGACAGGCTGAAACAATTAACCGATCAATTTTTTCTATCTCTATTTCCACATCGTTGACGATGTTCTTGCAACCAGTTATGCAACTTATTCCTATCCATAGAAATATAAGCCGATACTTTAGCTTGATCTCTTTGATTATTAAGAATTTTTTGTGATTTTTCTTCAATTTTATTTACTTTCTTTTTCAAATGATTATTTATTTGTGTTGTTTTAGCATGCTCAACAGATTTTTTATTCCATATCAAAGTTACTATAAAAGAATAAATACCTAAAATTAATTTATATAAATTCTTTAAAAACTCTTTCATTATCATTACTCCATTTTAAAATTTATATATAAGAGTGGGTGATATCTTAATTTTTAACCTTGACATCTCACTTATTACTACATATATATAGGATATATGTATATTACACATAAATAATATAAAAGGTAAAAATGTTAACACCAGATCAATTAAGAGAAAGAAAAAAAGGCATTGGTGGAAGTGATGCAGCAGCTATTTGTGGACTTTCAAAATGGAAAACTCCTGTAGATGTTTATCTAGATAAAACTACAGAAGAAATAAAAGAATATTCAAATCATACTCTTGAGAGAGGAAATATTCTTGAGCCTCTGCTCAAAGAACTTTTTAACAAACAATTCAACGTTAATGTTCAAACTTTGGACACGATTTGGAGTAAAGAACACGCATTTATGTTTGCAAACTTAGATGGGGTTTTGCGAGATCAAGAAGTCCTTGTGGATTTTAAACATTACAATAGATTTAAGGAAAAGGAATGGGAAGAAGAGTGGTCTGATCAAATCCCAGAAGATTATCTCCTTCAGATGCAACATTACCTTGCAGTAACAAAATTAAAAAAAGCTTTAGTGATTGTACAATTTGCTGAAGAATCCATTTTTGAATCTCTTTATAAGATTATTATTTCTGAAGATGGAGGTATTCATAAAGCTTTAGAATTTGTTAAATCAGAATGGCTTCCTTTAAAACCATTAAAAATATATGAAGTCTATCCACATGAAAAATTAATCAATAAGATAATTAAAATAGAGAAAGAATTCTGGCATGAGAATGTTCTAAAAAGAATACCTCCAACATGGACAACAAGAGATGACTTGGCCAAACTTTTCCCTGTTGCCAAAGAAAAGAGCGTTATAGCAAATCAAGAAGAGATAAATATGGTTACAGAAAGGGAGATAAAAAAGAAAGAAATTGAAATATTGGAAAAAGAAATAGAAAAAATAGGTATATTATTACGTGGAAAAATGAAAGATGCTTCTTTCCTAAAAAACCCAGAAGGAAAAAATTTGGTGATATGGAAAAATCAGAGAAGAAAAAGACTTAAGCAAAAAGAACTTGTGGCTGATCACCCTGAAATCGCGAAAAATTATTATGTAGACGAAGAGTTTAGAGTTTTTAGATTTGTTGGGGATTAAGGATAGATAAGTGAAAAAAAGGTTTTTCATATGGTATGAGAGCGAAGAAGTTTTTAAAAACCCACGCGTACATTATGTATGTGACTCATGTGCTCGAAAGTTAGATAACTCGAATTTGAAAAAAATATCCAATCTTGGCACGTCAGTTCTACAAGAAAAACATTTATAGAATATTAAATAGAGGAAAGTAAAATGACACAAGTTCAAAAAATAGAGAAACGACCTTTAACAATTGCAAGTATGCTTATTAGTCCAGACTTTAAAAAAGAAATAAAAAATGCGCTGCCACGTCATTTAACAGCAGACAGGCTTGCAAGAATTGCTTTAACAGAAGTAAGAAAAAACCCGAAATTAAAAGAATGCACTGTAGAATCTTTTGCAGGTTCTATATTAACAGCTTCTCAAATGGGATTAGAATTAGGAAGCGCTTTTGGTCAAGGATATCTGGTACCTTTTCTTAATAAAAAAGACGGCCAACAAGAATGCCAACTTATTTTAGGGTATAAAGGAATGATAGATCTTGCTCATAGGTCTGGAAAAATTAAAAATCTACATGCCGATGTAGTATATTCTAATGACTTTTTTGATTTTGAATATGGATCTGATCCTTTTCTAAAACATAAACCAAATATACATGATAATAATGGAAATATCACTCATTTCTACGCTTGCGCTTCTCTTATGGGAGGAGGATTTCAATATGTTGTTTTAAGAAAAGAAGAAGTAGATGAAATCAAAAAAAATTCAAAATCTTCTTCCATTTGGGATAAACATTATAATGCAATGGGAAAGAAAACTTCTATTAGAAGATTATTTAATCTACTACCAGTAAGTGCCGAAGTCACTCAATTATTAGCAAAAGAAGATGCTTATGAAAGAGGAGATCCAATTAAAGAATCTTTTGTTTTAGAAAGCGAATCCTTAGATGAAATAAAAGAGATATCTTTTATGGAAGAGACAAGTAAATCAGATGAAGTAGCCATGAGAATAGGAGAATTAGATTAAATGAGTAACTTTTATCCAAAAATATGGACACCCTTTCATAGAGATGAAAAAAATAAAAAAGTAAATATAGAAAGATTTACAGAATACTCACCTCTTTATATTATATATCCATTAATAAATAAATGGGATTTTACTGAAAAATTAGATGGAGCTAATATTTCTATATTGTACTCTAAGAAAGAGATAACAATAAGAGGAAGAACAGAGAAAGCAGAACCCATAAAAGAAATAATTAATTTTATCAATGATAAAATTAATCTCAAATATTTAAATGAAGAATTTGAAGATAAAGAATTAATCATTTATGGAGAAGGATTTGGAGGAAAAATCCAAAGAGGTAAAAGTGGATGCCTTACAGAAAGATTTATTGGATTTGATGTAAAGGTTAATGGAAAATGGCTTTCTTCTAAAAATGCTTTTGAAATTATACAAAAAGCTGGATTTGAAACAGTACCATTTTTGTTTACGAGCTCTCTTAAGGAAGCAGTTGAATTCGTAAAAAAAGGTTTTTTTAGTAAAGCATCTGAAATTCCAGTACAGGCCGAAGGTCTTATAGGTAGGACTTCGGAACCTCTGATTACACCAAACGGAGATAGATTAATTTTAAAGTTAAAAACAAAAGATTTTGAAAGTTAGATTAAATGACTATAGAAAAATTAAATCTTGAAGATTTAGAGAGAGAATCATCTAATATAATAGATTATTTAGATGAAAAAATAAAAGAGATTCAAAAGGAAAAATCAAGTGAATTTGCACATATCATCATGATGAGAATAGTTAGATATATATTTAGTGCTCTAATTATAAACATTAATGAGAGAGAAAAAAAATAAATATCTTAAGAGATTTATTAAAAGAGTTTATTGATTTTAGAAGTGATGACTTAATTAAAAAATTAAATCATTAAAAAACATAAGAGAAAATTAATGAGATATTATTACTTAATGAGTTTACAGAAATGCAAAAAAAAGAAAAAAAGTAAAATATATTATTATACGATTATTCTTATAACAGCAAGCGTTGCTTTATATATGTTCAAAAAAATCTTTATGTAAAAGGAAACAAAATGTCCAAACAAAAACTCACCACTCAAGAAATATTTCTTAAAAAAATGAGTGAAAAGAAAAAGATAGTAAATATATTTTTATATAATGGAATCAAAATAACAGGAAGGATAGCTGATTTTGATAAGTTTACCATTAACATACCAGACTTTGAAGGAGATGATCAACTCGTCTATAAAAACTCTATTTCTACAATACGAGTCTTCAAAAAATCAGATGATAAAAAAAGATACGATGATAATTTCGGAAACTCCGATTCTTATTCAACAACAATGAAGGATATAGGATTTATGAGGGAAAAAAAGTATAAGTAAACAAATTTTGCATATGCCATCTATTATAAGTTATAGTTATATAAAAGAAATTGATGAAGAAATTAAAAATATTAAAGATAAGGTTTCAAAATTAGAAGAAAAAAAGGAAAAAAATAAATGAACATATTTAATCGATTAAAATACATATGGAATATAAAAGAAAAAGATATCCGTTTAGAAAAAATAATAATAAATTTTCAAAATGAAATGAATTCAATAAAAGAAGAATTAAATAAAATAATAATAAGAGAAAAGAAGTTGTACGATTTTGATTTTTTACTGAAAAGCATAGAAGGAAGCTTATACAACTATCATATGGAAATAAAAGAATTAGTAGCAGAAAAGAAAATATTAGAAATGAGTATTAAGAAAAGAAAAAAATGACCATACTAGCACTTGATCTCGCTACAACAATGGGGTGGGCTATCTATCAAGAAAACAAAATCACTAAAATTTTTAGTGGCACAGAATCGTTTAAAAATGATCGTTATAGCGGGGGGGGGATGAGGTTTCTTAAGTTTGAAAAGTTCCTTGAAAGGATAAACTTTTTGGTATCGCCTCCCGATAATCCTCCCAATAGTTTTAATAGGTCTCACGCTTTTCAACGTACAAATATAAAAGAAGTCGTCTTTGAAGAAGTCAGAAGACACATAGGGGTGGATGCAGCACATGCCTACGGGGGTTTTATGGGAACCTTAACATCTTGGTGCGAGAAAAGAGAAATACCTTATCAAGGCATCCCTGTAGGGACTATTAAGAAGTTTATTACAGGGAAAGGGAATGCCAGCAAAGAGGAAGTGATTCAGGCCATTAGAGGACGGGGACATAAGCCTCATGATGATAATGAAGCAGATGCGTTGGCATTGCTTTACTGGAGATTAGATAATGCCTAAGATAGGAGATTTTAATGTAGCTCATACTGCGATGTGTTTTGCTATGAAAATTCACGAAAATCAAAAGAGAAAATATACAGGACTTCCTTATTGGAACCATTTAGCAGAAGTAGCAGGATTAATTAGCACCTTATACGGTGATGAACCCGTAGTAATAGCAACAAGCTGGCTTCATGATTGCATGGAAGATTGCAATGTAGGATCTTCTACCATTAGCATTAATTTTGGAGAAGAAATTTTATACGCAGTCCGAGGGCTTTCTGATCTTGAAGAAGGGAACCGACAAGAAAGAAATAAAAAATCCATAGAAAGATTAATTCTCCAACCTTATTGGGTGCAAGATATAAAAATTTGTGACCTTATAAGTAATACTAGCTCGATTGTTGAATATGACCCCAAATTTGCAAGCATTTACCTTGAAGAAAAAAAGAAACTTTTAAATCACTTAACAAAGGGAAATCCCCTTTTTATGAGTATGGCTAAGGATATTATTAGAGAGGCAGAGGAAAAGTTAAAAGACAATGAATAAAAAACTCTCTTTAGAAGGAGAATCTCTTATTAAGAACTTCGAAGGTCTACGTTTAAACGCATATTTGGATTCGGGCGGAATTAAAACAATCGGATGGGGTCATGCTTTGAAAGATGATGAACACCACTTTAATAAAATTACTTATGAAGACGCAGAAGAGCTTTTTAAAAAAGATATTTACTCTTTAGAAAGAGGACTCTTTAATCTTTTTGGAAGAACATTTTTAGAAGAGCTTGAACAAAAAAAGTATGATTCATTAGTAAGTTTTACATATAACATAGGAATAGGAAACTTTAGTAAATCAAATGTATATAAAAATCTAAGAAAAAATGAACACAAGGCAGCATTAACATGGTGGAGCAAATGGACGAAAGATTCTAAAGGAAATATTCTACAAGGTCTTATAATGCGTCGTAAAAAAGAAATACATACCTTTGACCATCAACATATTTATTTATCGGAGATAGAAAAAGAAAGTTTGTTTATATAAACAGGAGAAGCAAGGAGAAGAAAAATGAATGTAATACAATTTCCAATTAAAAATAATAATCCTAAAAAATATTATGATGAGATTTATATGAGAAAAAGATTTGAATCAAAACTCAAAGAATTTTCAGAACAAAAATATGAATTTCTAAATTGGATAGAAGAAATAGAGAAAGAAGCAATAGAAGCTTTAAAAAATTCAGATCCTCTTTGTTACAGTGCTGAATTATTTGATGAATATTTAAAAGATTTTGATTTTAGAAGAATGGCAATATATCATCTTAACACTCCCTTTTTCCAAGAAAGAAAAGGATAATGGAAAGATAATACTCTAAATTTCATTAGTGAGAATACGCTAACGAAAGATAAAAGAAAGTACTAAATAATGGAAGATCGCATACAGACTCTTGTTGATGAATGCAAACGGCAGGAAGAATCCTGTCTTTATACTTCTACTACATTTTATGAATGGCTAAAAAGACTTTATTTTTATCGACAAGCATTTATAGTTATTGAGATTGTTTTAGGTGGAATATCTTTCTATGCTTGCCCCCTTCTGACTCAATGTGCGCAGTGGAGTTGGGTCAGCAGTTTTTGTGGTTTGCTAGCTGGAGTACTGCCGGCAATATTTAGAGCACTTGGTTTTGATCAGAACTTGGCTTCCATAAGTAAGAGTGCCGTGCAATTCAAAATACTACAAGATCGTTTTCGTCAAGCACATTTGATTACAGCACTTGCCGATTTTGAAAAATTTAGTTTAGAATTTAGAATATTGATGGAACGTATGGATAATGAGCGTGATGTCTCTCCAACCCCTCCAGAGCGTTATTTTAAGAAAGCCAAGAAGAAGATAGATAAATAATTAAAAAGAGAAAGTAAAAGATAATGAGCTTAAGGTACGTGGGCAATAAATTATATATGACAAAAGAATCAAAAGAATATGAAATAGAAAAAATTAATAATATGGAGATAGAAATACTTAATTATATAAGTAAAATTAGAAATGATGTGTTTTATTTAGATACAGATAAAACAATATCTGGAGTTGGGAGATGGAGTTCAATAGCAAAAATAGATATAGAAAAAGGATTTATGGAGCTAAAAAGAGAAATTATAGAAATTCCTGAATTTAAAGACCCTGCTGAGTGAGTTGATAAATTTTCTCAATTGTTTCAAAATCAAACTTATCAATGTCTTTATAAAGTTTATCAGCATAAGAAATCAAATGAGCCCTCTTTCCACTTATACCAATATTTTTTTCTTTAATGGAAGAAACTTTAGTAAAGAGATTCTGATATTGACGAGAGAAGAAAGAATCATAATAAGAGAAATCCATTAAAAATTGAGGCACTAAATAAGAAACTTGGGTTAAGGTACTATAACCTTTAAAAACTTCTAGGCCTGCTACAAGATTAGGAAGTGAAAATAAAACACCATTTATAAGTGACACTCCATTCATGCATTTCCTTATGTAAGGGAAATTGCTAGTTTTCCTAAAAAGTCCACCCCAGCTTTTTAAATAAGATTGTTGAGTATAATTAGTCATCGTAGCTTTATAAATAGCTTCAAAAGCAGAAAACGTGGTAGCCGTTATAAGAGAAACATCAGAAGGAACTCCAATTTCTTTCAAGAAAATATCTAGCAGATATTCATTAATGCAATAGCGGGAGTAAAAAGCTGCTCCTATAATAAAGGGACTTGTCCATTGACAAATATCATCAAAAATAGAATGAGAATTTGAATCAAAGTCTTTTTTAAAATTTAATAAAAAGCTTATTTTCCCAAAATTCTCACTCTCATCTAGTTGCTCATCAGTATCAAGACGTGAATAATCTCTACAAAATAAGAGACTGAGAGAAAATGGAGCGCCGTCTTCTAAAGAAAAATTTTTCTTTTTTCTTTCTGAAATAAGGTGGTAAATATCCTGTGAAAGAGCGCTATCTTGAGTAATGCACTCTTTAAAAATAAGAATTTTCTTCTTAAGAATCTCTCTTTTTTCGAAATTGCTTTTTACCGTATAACCATAAAATCTAAAAAGATAATCAATATTGAAAGAACCAACTTTATAATAATTTTCAAACCACGCTATATAAAAAGGAAAAGCTGTAATTTGAAAGAATAAGGGAAAATCTTTCTCAGAATCTTTCATTAAAACAAGAGGGATGAGAGCGTTAATAGAAGCGCTTGTAATAAGTATTCCCTTAGCAATATAATGTTTTGTACTCCACTTCAAAAAATGAGGATCAATATCCTTTTCAGAATCCGTAGAAGATGTAAATTTCCTATCTCCAAATAAAAAAGAAAAAGATTTCTTTCCTAAATTATAGGATTGAACCATAAAAACAGGAGTCATCGAAATTGTAATCCATGAAATTAAAAGATTAGAACCTACACTAGAAATAGGAACCTTTAAAAAATTGCCAATATTATCAATTATATATCCACAAGAAGGATGAGGAACAATTCCACCTACTAATGAACAGATTAAAGAAGAAATTATTATTTTTGTAGAATAAGAAGAAAAGAAATTCCTATCTAATTTTTGAGAAAACTTTTCGAGATCTTTTTCTTGAGATAAAAGAGGATAAGTAACAAGGGAAATAGAATGAACATCACTCTCGTTAGAGGAGGATAAATGAAAATTTTGAACTCGTTTTACATAAGGCTTCAAAACATGTTGGATTTTTGGAGCCGAGTCCTGAATTACAATATCTGAATAATCATTATCAGATGCAAAAGAAATATTAAAAAAACAAATAAATACAAATATAAAAAGAATCATAATAATACTTTCATTGACTTTTTAAGTCAAATCATATAAAAAATATATGAAAGATAGGAAGAAAAAAATGCTAAAAAAAATTGCTATAATTTTTAATATATTTTCGATGTTCATAACAATCTCTATTAATACTCATGCTAATAATCCTTGGGACCCACGAAATATAAAAGAAAATCCATATGATGGCGCCTATATGGGAATTAATCTAGGATTAGACTATTCTCAAAATAAAGTAAATGCTGAACATCCATCATTTTATCATAATTCCCATGTATCTTTTAATGGATATTCTGGAGGGCTCCTATTAGGATATGGAAAAACATTAAATGAAGTCTACACAGGAACTGAATTCTCTTTTCATTATATTGATTCTCACGGAGGCGCTACATCTCATGCTGTAGATAATTATGCTCAAATCCATCGTCTTCATCATACCATTAGAAAAAACAATGATATTTCAATTTCTATTCGTGTTGGAAAATTATTAGATGAAAGATTCTTGATATATACAAAGTTTCAGGGTGGAATTGAAGATTTAACATTCACTTATTTGTTAGAAGATGGAATAAATCACATAAATAAAAGAATAAATAAAAAAAATCCTCATGCAAAATTAGGAGTAGGAGCCGACTGGCTTATTTCAAGTAGGCTAGCTTTAGGAATAGGATATGATTATAAAGTACCAAAAAAAATGACCCATAACATAGAGAATATTAAAAGCCAACATACTTTAGATGCATCAATTTTATCATTTAGAATAATTTATTATTTTTAAGGAGATAGGAATGATTATATATATATTTACCATAATCTTTTTAAACTTTAATATTTACGCATCAGAAAATATTTCAGAAATAGAAGAAGAAGAATGGACAGATTTAAGATTTCAAACACTTCTTATAGAGAAGAACACATATATCGATAAATTAAATGAAGATTATTTCGTTCTAAACAAAAAAAGAATAGACGAAAATAAAGAAAAAGAAAAAGCTGTGGAGATTATGAAAAAAGAACATGAAGAATCTATTCTTGTAATTTCTAGAAGAGCAAGTAATTCTAAAGAGAAATTAAAAAAAAGCAAAGAGGAAAATAGATTATCTCAGGAAAAAATTAATAATATTTTTAAGAAAAATGAGGAATTAGAACAGGAAAAAAATGAATCCTTTGAATTAATCCATAAAATGGAAAAAAAAATTGAAGAACTAGAGAAAAAAAATAAAGAATACTTGGAAAGTATAAACCAATATAAACCCTATAAGATATTTTTTAATCCTGCACGTAGATACCCACATAAGGTTATTTCAAATCAAGCCCTAGAAGAACAAAATTGGTTATTAACCGACTATCAAGCTTATATCATAACGCATTTAATTGATAACGAAGTACAGCTTAAATCAAAGAGAATATAAATTCTATTGACAATAGGTTGATTTATATCAATACTATAAAAGTTAAAGAGGAATCTTGATATTCAAAATATATCCAAACTTATCCTTTTTAACAAAAATTAAAAAATGGAGAAAGAAATGGAGAATAATAAAGAAAATATAAAAATTTTAGAGGCTATGATTGAAAGAAATGAAAAAATATATGAAAACTTGAGAGAAGCATTACAGAATGCTGAGATTTATCTTTCAATTTTTAAAGAAAATACCACAGAAATAAAAGAATATTCAAAATGTATATCATGCTTTAAAAGAGAAAGTGAAGAAGAGATAAAATGGATGAAGAAATTAAAAATAATTTAAAAAACCTTATTATGCTTGCTGCATATATAGATACAATCATAGAATCCTTAGCAAGGATATTAAAAAGATTATGTCATATTAAAAGTTGTTTAAAAAAATCTTTAGATGAGGCCAAGGATATAGCAGCCTTAGAAACAGAACTTAAATGGCATGCTAAATCTCTATTAGGATTTAAAGATAATAATCTTTATGAAAAAGCTGTTCTAATAAAAGCAGGAAGAGCACATATTACAGAAGAAGAAGTCATCGAAGATAAATTAAGAGCTAATAATATAATGTATGAAATAAGAGAAATAATATTTGATGAAATACTCCAAAAAATCATACAAAAAGATTTCAATAATGAAAATGAAGAAGATAAAAAACAAATTGAAAAATTAAAAAATAAACTTTTATCTGAATTACATATCATGAGAACAAAAATATTTGGACTAGAACAAAATATAAGGATAGAAAAGAAAAAAGATTATAAAATATGAAAAAAAGCGAATTAATAAAATTAATGCAATATAATAACCCTCATCTAAAAGATGATGATATAAAAAATTGCATTAATATTTTTTTTGATACATTGAGTCAATCATTAATTGATGAAATCAATATTGAATTGAGAGGATTTGGGGTTTTTGTTATAAAACAAACAAATCGACAAAAATATAGAAATCCTAAAAATGGAGAAAAAGTCTACGTACCAAAAAGTAAAAAAATATTATTTAAACAATCTGATTTTTTAAAAAAAATTGTTAATGAATAAAATAGAAATATCTTTTAAATGAAAAAAACCACCTTAGAACAAATTCTTCCCTTACTTTCAACTAAATTAAGATGTTCTATAAAAAATGGAAAAAGTTTTTATAGAGAGATGATTTATATGATAGGAATTACCTTAAAAAAAGAAGGAAAGGTAAAAATTTGTAATTTTGGGACATTTTATCTTCATCATAAGAAGTCAAGGCCAGGTCGTAATCCTAATACAAGAGAGCCTTATATAATTTCATCAAGAAATATCATTAAATTTATTCCTTCAACAATTCTAAAAAAGAAAATTAAGGGAAATGATTAAAAATATTATTATAATCTTATATTTTTTAGGGATAATATATCCTGCCAATTCAGAAGGAAAAACATTATCTGAACAAAAAAATAATGCACATATATGCGTTTGTTTTTCACCTAATCAGAATTGTCTGCAGAAAATTATAAAATCTATTCAAACAGCTAAAAAAAGTATTTATATGCATGCTTATTCATTTACTAATAATGAAATTGCAGATGCTTTAATAAAATCGAATAAAAGAGGAATAAAAGTTATCGTATATATAGATAAAGGAAGAGAAAAGGAAAAATTTTCTAAAACACAAAAATTACGAGCACATAAAGTTCCTATCATTGTTCAAGATAAATTCAAGAAAGGAATAGCACATAATAAAATTATGATTATAGATGATGATTTAATAATTACAGGTTCTTTTAATTGGAGTCAGAATGCTTTAAGAAATGAAGAAAATGTTAATTTTATAAAAAGCAAAGAAGTTACAGATATATATAAAAACAATTGGGAAAAGACTATAGGAAAAATAGAATAGAATGACATTTTGGTTATATTTAGCAGACTTATTATCTAATCTTAAAGTAACAATATTCATTATATTAATAATTGGGACCATTATTTATTTAGTAGATTGGATTATACGATATGATGAAATATGTGAGGTTAAAAATAGAAAAAAAAGAAGAAAAATTATAAGCATATTTTTGATATTAGCTATAACTGAAACATTAATCCCTTCAGAAAAAACAATGTGTCTAATGATAAGAAAAAACTTTTATAAGATAAAACCTAAAAAGAATATGGATAATTTTATGTTTCAAGAAACTTATCAAAATAAACAAAAGAATTAAAACTACCTTCGGGCTCATCACAATAAGCAAATAAAGTATCACCACTTTCGGGTTTTAATGTCATTCCTTGTTCTAAAAGAATAGATACTCTTGTATTCGCAGGTATATCAATTCTTGGCTCAAATTCAATATCTACGGGCTGATCAACAATTTCTTCAGATTTTTGAAATATTTTAACAATAATAGGAATATCCAATGTATTTACTAAATGAATATCTCTTATTTTGATCGTAAATTGGTCTGTTCCAACAATTGGCATAGGAATATATCCTATGCCTTTTGTTATAGTTTTATCATATTCTACAAATTTTAAAATTGTCATACCAATTGTGATTTTTCTAAAGGAAAACACAACAAATGTAGTGCTGAAAATTCAGAATCTAATGTTGTTATATTATTCTTTAATGACTCCATATAAGGCCGTAATTCACTTAAAATTTCTTTATATTTTTCGTTAGGTTCCCCTGCAGATTCAAATAAAAGCCGAACTCTTTGATATAAGAAATTATTAAAATCAATTCTTATATTTTCAAGGGCTTTTAATGCACAAGCATTAGGTTGTACAGTTGTCATATATACGTTCCTTTCTTAATTTTCTTGAATAGGAATAAAAGATTCCCATAAATGAATTTGCACTCTTAAATCTTCAGCACTTTTCCGAAGTTGTTTGAAATCTTCTTCACTACCTTCACCACTAAAAACTTTATCAGCAATAAATTGAGAACGTTGCGCAATTGAAATTGTTTGATTAATAGCATGCATAGCATTTGAATCAATAATCACTTCTTTCTCCTATTTTTAACATATAAAAATTATTAAACAATTAAGACAAAAAAATCAATATATTTTACTTAAGATGCTCCAATAATTATATAATTCCATTTATAAGTGAAAGAAGGAGATATGGTAGATAAAATATTTAGAGAAAATTGAGTGGTTGATATTTTATCAATATAAGTTCCCTGGGAACTGCTGGCATTAAAAAGAGTTGTGATTGTTGCGCTTGGAGTAGCAGGCATAAATATTACACTATAATTAGTATTAGGCATTGCTGAAGATAAAGTGAAAGTTACCATAAGTCCACCTGCTGGACTTGTTCCTGTATTTAATGTAAATACGCCTGCTATTTCAGAACCTGCAATAGAAGCGGTGGCGCCTGTTCCAGATCCCGAAGCAACAGAAAAGCTAGGAGCATTTCCATTTCCAAGTAATCTTTTGCTTCTAACCGTTCCATTAAAATCCCCTGTATAAGAAGCAGATATTCCTCCAACAGCTAAAGTATTAGAAATACTTACATCTGCTGGCAAAGATAACGTCACAGTTCCCGTAGGAGAATTTGCTGTGATTTGATTTGCAGTTCCAATAATAGCAGTTACAAAATTTGCACTAGTTGATTGCCAAGCAGGAACACCACTTCCATTTGTCATAAGTGTTGAACTGTTTCCTGTTGGAAGTCCTGTAATAAGATTTCCTGATGAAGAATAAAGAAGTTGATTGGCAGTAGTAGTTACAGGATATGTTGCTGTTGACCAGGCAGGAACTGTGCCTGTTCCAGACATGAAGATCTTGTTTGCGGTAGTAGGAGCTAAAAGAGCAAGAGCTGAAGGAGTAGAGTAAGGTATTGCACCTGCCGAGGCCGTTAAGTTTGAATTCGTTCCTCCAAATTGGAGAGGGATAACACTCCCATTCCAAGTTCCAGAAGAAATAGTTCCAACGGTAGTAATATTGCCTTGGACGGCAGAAGGAAGCGTTGAAGAAATAGAAGGAACACCTCCTGAACTTGTGATTAAAATACCATTGTTCGCGGTAACCAAACCAGAGATTGTATTTGCGGAAGAAGAATATAAAATTTGGTTAATGGTAGTTGTGGAAGGATATGTTGCTGTTGACCAAGAAGGAGCAGTAGAGGCACCTGACATTATAATTTGTCGGGCTGTGGCGGTTCCACTCAAAATTGCGGCTGTGGTTGCGGTTGAATAAAGTATTCCTCCATTGGAGGCTGTTAGATTGGCACCTGTTCCACCATATTGTAGAGAAATGATATTTCCATTCCACGTTCCCCCAGTAAGAACTCCTACAGAAGTAATATTTGATTGGACCGATGTGGGAAGCGTTGAAGAAATGGAGGGTATTCCTCCTGAATCCGTAATCAGAACTCCATTAGGGGCAGACGTCAACCCTGAAATCGCATTCAAACCAGAACCATATAATAATTGGCCTGCAAGAATCGTATTGGGATATGTGGTATTAGACCATGATGGAGCGCCACTCGCGCCAGAAAACAAAGGTAAATGAGCTATTGAGGCCGCGGGAAGAATGGCTAATGCTGAGGCGGTTGAATAGACGATACCTCCGTTTGATGCTGTTAAATTAGCATTTGTACCCCCATAGGATAAGTTAATAATAGATCCATTCCATATAGCATTTATGGTGCCTGTCCCAGCTCCTCCCGCCCCATTCACAATAAGATTCATAGCGGTTCCAATTGCACCTATTGCGCAAGTATTACTTGTTCCTACGGATGAATTTTTACCAATTGCAATAGCATTACTTAAATTATTTACGGAAGCATCACTCCCTGTACCAATAAATACACAATCATTATAGATAGTTTGATTTTGAGCTGCATAATTTCCTAAAATTGTATTAGAAGTTCCTGAAGTTGCTGCCCATAATGAATTTATGCCAATAATAAGATTATTATTTCCACTGGATAAAGAAAGAGCTACATACTTTCCTATTCCAATATTATCATCTCCTGTTAATAAACTAGGAAAACATTCATCTCCTAGAGAACAATTGTTATTTCCAGATGTTAAGCTAGCAAAATTATAAAAACCCACTGAGGTATTACTATTTCCTGAAACTAAAGAAAATAAAGAAGATTGACCTACAGCGGTATTTTGATATCCAGTTGTAAAATGGTATAAGGCTTCCGAACCAAGTGCGACGTTATAAGTATTAGGAGGATTATTTAAGACTAAAGAATTAAGAGCAGTCATTCCTAGAGAAGTATTTCCCGTAGAAAGAAAAGGATCTCCATTGAAGCTAAAATCATCTTTAATAGTGGTAGGATATCCTGGAGCATAATAATCAGTGCCAGGTGTTGCGATACTTAAGACACCTGTAGTCGTTGTGTTCTTAACAATTCCCGTGGAGAGAGAAGCCAGAACCTGCGCATTAGGAAGTCCCGCATCTGCTGTTTGAATAATATATTTTGCCAGATTATCAGCAAATGAACTAAAGGATAATGTTCCACTTCCGTTAGAGACTACGGCTTGTATCCCTGTAGAATCTGTCGTTGGAAGAGTCCATGTAATATCAGAGCTTAAATTTCCTGCTTTTAATGCAGCATAATGTGTTCCAGCCGCATTAAAAAATTGCAAAGGAATCGCCGAAACTCCATTTTTAAGTTGAATCGCTCCTGAGGATTGAGGAGAAAAAATAAAATTCCCTGTGCTTTCTTGAATATATAAGAGTTGGGTTCCTGGGATCGTTCCATTATTGAATTGTTCTAATATAAAATCTCCTCTTAAAGATGTAAGTGAAGTTAATTGATGAAATCTATAACCAGAATTATTTGTATTAATAAAATCAAAAAAACTATGATTATTAGTAAGCGCAGTTGGAGAAAGTGTATTAACTAATTGAAATTGAGAAAGAGGCCGTTCAAAAGTAAAACGATGTGTTTGTCCTTCCAAAAAAACATTTGATAAAATGCTTCCTGCATAGAGTTGCTGACCGCCCATTTATTTACTCCATTAATAACCGATGATGTGATAATTCCAAAGATAAGTAGTAGATGCTGTTAAAGCTGTGAGAGCATTTAAAGTAAAAGTTGTAGAGTTAGAGGAAGCTTCCCATTTTGATATAGCTCCAGTTGCCGCATTAGCGGGTGTAAATAAAACAGGGAAGGTTGAAGAAGGCATCCCTGAAGAAAGAGTAAAAGTACCAATCAATCCTGTAGTAGCTCCCGTTCCTGGTGTTACAGAAAACCTTCCACCCAACTCAGAACCCGTAATCGTATAGGAAGGAGAAGTGCCTGCCGCACTTCCAAGCACTACGGTTGGAGCATTGGCATTTCCTAATATACGGAAGGCACGTGCTGCCCCTCCAATATCAAGAGGATAGGCAGGTGAAGTCACAGAATTTCCAATACCTACATTTTCATTAGAAAGTATAGTAATGGCTCTTCCATTATTTGCGCCTAGAACTAGAGGATTTGTGGTTTGAGTGCTGAGAATTCCATAATTATTTGAAGGGCTAAATCCAATTAAAACTTGAGAAGTGCCTGCGCTATCAACAAATACATTTCCAACAAATCCTGCAGAAGGATTTAAAGTTTGTATTGCTATAGAAAAACTACTGAGTCCTGAACTCCCCAAAAATGAAATAGGAATCGTCGGATTTTGTTCAGGATCAATTAAGATTAAAGGAGTTCCTGGAAGAGCCCCGCTTGAAAAACTTTCTAAGACAAGATTCCCAATAGTTAGAGTATTATTAACTATATGCTTAAATCGATATCCTGCATTATTAACATTAATTAACTCGAAACAATTTTGAGAATTTACAAGAGAGGTAGGAGTGTAATTATTAATAAGTTGTAATTGAGAAATAGGAGTTGTCCACGTCAGACTTTGGGTTTGTCCTGGAATATTGACATTAGCTGCAAAGGCTTGAGAATTAAGGTTAAGACCTGCTGATGTTGTTGGCATTTAACTCACTCCTCCTCCAAAAAATTTCCAAAAAAATAACCAATTCGTTGCATTTTGTTCCTTGGCTTCCATGTCAGACCAACTGCTAAAATCAAGGGTTTTAAGATCAGTAAGGGCAAAATTATCAAAAGACACATCGGCAGCGGCTGGGATGACATCTAAGGTGCAATCAGGTCCTCGGGTGGTTGTAAGGATTCCGCCAACGGCGGGACCTCCTACAACAAATCCATCTAATTCTACAGCTAAGCCACCGACATAAGCTTCTAAAGTTTCTAAATTAACGGCGTCTTTAGGGTTGGTAGCATCATTGACATTAATTATTTTATGATTATTGACATTAATGTCTCCTGTAGCCAAAGGAACATTATTTAATGTAGTATTTAGAGTTAGGGTAATAGGAGAAGATAAAGGACCTGAACCCGAGACATCTCCAACCCCTGTGAAATTAGTAGAGATAGGAATAGTTCCTGCTATTATTCCTTCTATATCTGATGTGTTATTATTTACAACTTCGCTGATACTATTAGGATTCGTCCATGCTCCAATAGTATCACTTATACTTTGTGAGTTTGACCAACTTCCAACAATCGCTAAAAGACCTGTTACAGGCGCAAAAACAGCTACGTTTAATAATCCAACTGCCGTTACCAATCCAGTGACTGGGTCAAACAAAGTAGTATTAATTGTATTAATAGCACTCGTATTTTCAGCAATATTCGTTGTGTTATTTGCGATATTTTCCTGCATATCTTCAATTGTTGAAGTGTTATCAGCGGCAATTAAAATACGACCTTCTGCGTTGATTGTAATTGCTGGCCATGGATAGGCTCCTGCTACAACTCCAGTAGGAGCTATTGTAAGTTCGGGAGCCGTAAGGAGGCTGGGACCAATAGGAATGGGGAATGCTTGATCTAAACCATCACCTATCCATACATTATTAAAAGGTAGAATTGGTAAATTGGTACGGTCTAAAATGGTAATAGGAATAATTCGTCCCGATCCAGTTGGATCTCCACTGAAAAGTTGGAAAGGAAGTAACCCAGTAGTAGTAATTTGTCCAAAACCATTTCCTATAAACATTTGTCCCCATTCAAGACCTACTTGAATGATCTGACCGGGATTTAAAAAATCCCCCATAAAAATAGTTCCAGGATCTAATCCAACTTCTTGAGGAACTGCATATCCATCTCCAACAATTGGCAAAGCTCCTCGTGCATCCCAATTTAAATTTCCACTGATCGTAACTCCATCAACCCCAATAGAAATAATGGGAGGAACAATATTCACGCTTCCCATCCATATCTTTCCTTTCGAAAGATTAGGAAGATTGCTTTTGTCTATTCTTAAAGTAGTTGATGGAGCAATTGGTTCAGAAGGAACAAGATTAATGCCACCTGTATAAAGATTATAAATTCCATAATTAACAGTAGGATCTGCCGATAAAAAAGGAGGAAGATTTAAATTATCAATTCTTTGTTGAGGAAAAGGTCTATTTGTATTATCTCCAATCCATATATTATGAAAAGAGAGATCAGGAAGCCCACCAATAGGAAATATATTTGTTGCAACAGGTCTATTAGAAGAATTTCCTATCCAAAAATAGTTTTCTGTAAGATCAGGAAGATTATCAAGTAAAATCGTTGGGCTCGCCTGAGCCAAATCACTTGAATCTCCCAAAAATACATTTTTATAAGGAAGTGAGAGAGTTCCAGTGCCAGGAACTTCTATAGAGAGAATACCATTTGCATTATTATAAAGAAATCCAGAAGTCAATTGATCAAGCACTTGAGCATTAGGAACGATAAAATTCCCAGACTGCAGAATAAATTTTAATTGAGAAATCTTCTCTAAAAGAGCTCGAAGTTCAATAATATCTAACCGAACATCAATTAAAGCAGGACTTTCAAAAGCAATATTATCTATTCCACCCAAAAAAATATAATTTTGCTTTAAATCTTGAACCCCAGAAATTCTTATTCTTCCTGTAATGGGAGAAATGACATGAGAAAAATCTTCATAAATTGGCTTCATGCGTTAAAATGTCCATTAAAATTGGAAACTTTATCGATGTCACTATTAAGAAAAGATTGAGCAAGATCTTTTAAATATAAAAAATAAGCGGATTCAGTATTATCAATTTCAGTATTTTGATTTGGGTCTAAAACTAGATTTGCTCTATATTGATAAAAAGGATCTAGCGAAGAATCTGCAAGAACCTCGAAGCACTTGGCAATTGATTCCTGTCCTCCCACGCAAGCAATTTCAAAATATTCATATACTTGTTCCACAGGACAAATATCTGTCATTGCTTGAGTTAAAAGAGAAGGAGTGCAAGAAGGACAATTTTCTAGAAGTTGTTGATAGATAGGAACTTGTTTAAATTGTTCTTCAGAAATTCCAGATTTATTAAATAAAGAAGGAGGACCAGAATTTCCAGAAGGATCAAAACCTAATTGACCTAACCCAGTTCCTACAGAAAGAAGACATGTTCTGTAAGAAGTAGGATATAAAGCCTTTCCATATACATATGCAAAAAAAGAAGCATTATTCTGATAAAGACCACTATCAATATAAGTATGCCCTCCAAATGACCATGCAGGTAGGTATACGGGCGCCGCAGAAGTTGCTAATGCAACATCACTCATAAGGAAGTCTTGTCCAATAAAACCACCTTTAGATATATTAGAAAAAGTTACATAAGTTTTAGTATCTGATTGATATCCTGGTATAATTATATTTGTTTTAGCATCTGCCATTGTATCAGAACCAAAAATATCTTGGACTAAGGTCCTTAAAAGACCAGAGCCATAGGAGCTTTCTGTAAGACCGGAAGATTGATAAAAAGGAATCTGAGAAATTACCAAAGCGATCTTAAAAAGTTCATTAGGCCTCCAAGAGGGGAAAAGAGAAGTTAAACTGAAAATATATGGACCATGTTCTTCAAAAAATGAAATCATTTCATTAACAGATTTCTTTTCTGTGACAAGAGCGAGCGCAATTAAAGCTCCTACAGAAGTTCCCCCTACAACATTAAATCTTCTTGTAAAAACTGTTCTGTCATCAGGATCTTCTCCTATCAAAGGAAGATAATACTTAAGCCATTGAAGCGTAAAATATCCTCGAGCTCCTCCTCCATCTAAAACTAAAATTCTATTCGTATTTGTATCAGCCATTTTGGGAATCTTTTAAAGAAGAAATAAAAATCATGGAACCTTATATGAGATATAGTTTAGTAAAAAAATATTAACATCTTATCAACAATGTTATCAACAGACTTATCCACAAGAATGTGGATAAAATTTAAGATACATTTTAAAATAAACTATTGACTTTTATAGAAAGTATGAGATCATGTGAAATGAGAGGAGAAAATTGAAATGGAAAATAAAAATAAATACAAATATGAGCATGAAAAACCAATTACCACTTATCAAAAAGTAAGCATTTCTATTTCAGAATTAGTAATATCAGCACTACCAATATATACAATAATCTATGTTTGGATTGAATTTTTTAATGAGACAAGAGGATTCATTTCTACGAGCATATGGTCTACATTAAGTATATGGATATTATGTGAGTTTTATGATATATCATGGCGAAAAGCTAAGAGAAAAAAACATTGAATCATACTTCAAAATATCTCTCTTAAAGATTGTGTTATTTTTAAAAGAATGCTTACAGTTTCAGTTTCTTTTTCATAAATAGAAAAATAGATTATAATTCCATATAAAATAATTTTTAAAATAAGAATTATAATCTCCTTATCACGCTCATTAGGAAATTTGTCCATTCCATTATTGATTAGATTGGGATTGCTTCATTAAAGCATGAATCCCAATTCCTAAGCGATCATTTACAATTTTATCTAATCTTTGAGCTAAAGATTCAGAAGGTTTTTTTGCAAAATCCATAGCAATATTCAAAAATCTTTTATCAGTTAAAAGCTTAGTAGCGCCCGCAGCAGAGGCAGATATAAAAAGGGCAGGAACTGGATTAGTTCCAAAAACTAATCCTTGAATTAAGCCCATAGCTCCATTAACGAGAGCCGTACTAGAAGGATTCAATATATTTCTTTTAGCATTATCCATAGCTCTAGCAACATTTACAAAATCATTTAATTTCTTATAATTTTCTTCTCCAAGATTATTTTTTAAAAATTTCTGTTGAGAACGATCTTCAAGCATTTTAACAAGAGGAGTATAAGAAACTTCCTGTGTTGCTGGATTTACAATTTTTCCTGCAAATGAATCTTCTAAATTTTCTCTTTTCGCAAGGGATGCATATTGCTTTTCCGCTTTTTCAAAAGATGAAAACCATTTTGGATTTGTTAAACCATATTCATTTAAAGTTTCATCAATGCTTGATTTAATGCCATTTAAAAAACTTAATGTATCTGTATCCATTCTATCAAATAAATTTCTATCCCTCATAATCTTATTAAGCTCTATTTTTGACCTTAAAACTTCTTGAATTGGAATATGAGAGAAAGAAGTTTCAGATTTGACTCTAGATAAGATTTGATCTTTCATATCTTGAGGAAGTTCATTAAATTTAGTTTTAACTCCTCCGATACTAATTTCATGACCTGATAAATCCTTAAGAGAAATTTTTAATCCTTGAGGAGATAAAGAATTTTCAAGTTCATTCATATACGAGTGCAATTTTTTTGTAGGCTCCGAATGAATAGGAGATTTTAAAACTTCTCGTGTTTCTTTAATTTTATTCAAAATTAATTGAGGAGAAACGGTATCCTCAGAATTCTTAAGAAGATTATTTGGAACCTTATAAATTGATTTTGCTTCCTTATTTAATTCTATAGAAATTTTAGGCGCTACAGAATTAAGCATATCATCCCAAGCTTCTTGAAATTGATGAGATGTTTTTTTTACTTGGTCTCTTAATTTATTACCTAAATGAGGTAATTTACTAATGGCTTGATTAACAAAAGCCATTGTAACGCTATCCGTAGCAGCGGCAGCAGGTAAATCTATACCTAATTTTTCGGCAGATTCTAAAGCATTTAATTTTATATTTTTTTTATCAAGACCAAATCCTTTTATTAAGCCTTTCTCTAATGCATTTATCCAATTTTGTTTATTTAATACAAACGGTAATGATTCGGCGAGAGTACCTCCAACAATCCCTGATCCTATTTGTCCTACTATACCAGATCCATGTTCTTTCGCTGCCTCCATAGAAGCGCCTGCTCCGGCAGCCCCTACCAAAACTTGAGGTTTTGTGGACCCTATCAGAGAAGCTGCAGCTTTTGGAATAGAAGTTAAAGTTTTTGCAATTCCTCCTCCTGTTAGCACTCCTGTAGCAAGCTTTACTCCTTCAGTTATTGGACCTGTGCCAGAAGTATCGAAACCAGCTTGTTGGGCTAGAGAATCAACCGCCGTCTCTGTTTTTTCTGACCAAGGGGTAATATATGGAACTTGCGCATCTTTTGATGCAATAGTGTTATAAATAGCTTTTGAAGCATTTAATGGTAATGTAGTTACAAAATCTACAATAGAAGAAGCACCAGAAATAGGGGCTTTTACAGCAACTCTTAAGATATCGTTAAAAAGCTGTTTTCTAGATTCATCAGGTAATTTTGAAAAATTATCATAAGCTGATTGTAAAATTTGAGGAATAGTGTGCGATTCTAAAATGGATTCTGGATTTACTTTTTCAGAATTAACCGATTCCTCAGAAGAATTAGGAGGATAATCTACAAATTTAGCATCTAATCCCTCAAAAATATCATTTTGTGAGGAATCTTGTGGCGGAAAATTATCTACGAATTTGGCATTTAAGCCTTCAAAAATATCTTTCATTTAACAATAATACCACCTCGACTAATGGCCTTTTTTGCATCCTGAGGAGATAATAATGCTGTTTTTCCAGTTTTTGGATCTTGAACATAAATATTACCTTCTAACAGATCTAAAGAATTCCTAGATTGTTGAGACTTTAAATTAAATTCTCCTAATCTGGTATCATAAGATTGTCCTATATGAGCATTTGAAGATTGATTAAGGGTATCACGATAAATATCGCGATAAAATTCAGCTTTGTTCTTTATTTGTTCAACAATATATTTAAAGTTATCTGGGCTATATTGAATATTAGGGAAAGATTGTTGAATCCATGAATCTAATGTCATATTATTCTGTCCTCCTAAGCTTTTAGCATCGGCTAGCATAAGACTGCTAATATTTTTAGCAATACGCATTGCAGCATCTCTATCTTTTCCTCCATAAAGTTGCTGCATTTTAAGAGAAAATGCTCCTGAATCTCCTTTTGTATCAATCCAAGTAGAAAGAGCGGATCCAAATAATTCTCTATGCTTTTTAACATCATTAAGAAGATCATCGGCATATTTAACTGTAGAAGCAGAAGCTTCAAGACGCGGTAATATTTCTTTAACATTCTTAAGCCCAAGAGCTTCGAGCTTGGAATTAGCATTTATTTCTGAAACATCAATCGCCCTCTTACGTTGTTCTAACTCCATAGGCCTATAGTGAGCATCCAACTCAGCCTTTCGAACAGAAGCATCGGCTTTTCTTGTTTCATTATTAAGCTGGTGCGCTAAGCGTTCTTCTCCTCTAATAGTATCTTCAGCAAGTAATCTTGCTGTCGCTGGATTTATACCTTCCATGCTTGCAAATTGTTCCTCTAATTGTTGCAAGCGACTTTTAAGTTGTGTATTTTCTTGTGCTAATCCTTGAACTTGTTTATTTTCTGTCCTAAGCAAATTTGTTTTTTGCATTGTATTTAAAAATTGAAACTCTTTAGAATCTTCAGGAGAAAAAAAATCAGAGACAGGCCTTTTTAAGATTGTGCCATCATCACGCTCCATAAAAACATTTAACCCATCATCTGAAAGAGAGACTCTATTAGGATCTACACCTAATTGTTGGAAAAGAGGTGTTAAAGTTGCCTTAAGGGTTCCATCTGAATAAGATTGTTCATATTGATTTTGAGAAGGAGCATACTTTTGAGCTTCTCTTTGTTTTGCGATTTGAGCTTGGGTATTTTGAAGATACTCTTCTCCTTGCATAGCATAATCAAGAACATCCAAAGCATCCATAAGCTGCTTCTTTTTTTCTTCAGAAGCTTTACCTTTTAAATTACCCCCAAAAGCCCGCATTAAACCTTCTAGAAGTCCTGTGGCGGCATTTTGAGGACCCCTAGACATTCTTTCAGCACCAGCTAAAAGATTATCACCAGCGATTTCTTCGGAGGAAGGAACAGAAGCTAATAATTGAGATTTTTTAAGCTTTAAATCAGAATTTTTTAAATCTCGTTTTTGCTTTAATTCCTTATCTTTTCGAATCCCTAAAGAAATTTCATTAGCTGCTTTTATATTTCCATATAAGGGTGAGGTCATAATGGCATACTCGCATTTCTGTTTCTTGCTTGTGAGACTACTCTTGAGGCAATAGTAGGCGCTGCCATACTAGCACCTCCTGTGCCATAAGCTAGAGCTAAACTTCCCCCTAAATTCATAGCGCCTCCTATTAAGCTTCCTGTCAACGCATTATTATTAGCATAACTCTGGTTTTCTATATTATAGAGACTTAATCGGTTTGCATTATCTTGCGCCCATGCTGATTTCTGATGTCCTGTAATGGCGTCTTGAGCACCTAGGACAGTAGGTGCAATGTTTGCCCCTCGTTTACGATTTATATCTTCATTAACAACATTCTGATTAATACCTAGAAGTTGCATTAATTTATTCATTCGATCATCACGACCTAGAAGCTCACGATTAACAGCCTCTTGTTCTAATCCAAACTTTTGGCTTGAAATATCAGCCGAGCGACTTCTTGAAGCACTTCTCCCTTGATATAAAGCTGTTTTTCTTGCCAAATCAGTATTTACTAATTGATCTCCTATTATTTCTGAATCAAGTCTAATTTGATTATTGGTAAGTTGCCTATTGCGCATAGAAAGAGCACGTTGTTCATTCGCAACTGTGCTATTTGCAAGACCCCGAGCAGTTAAATTAAGTTCTAATTGATGATCATAATCATCCCACTTTTCATTATTTAGAAAAGTATTAGTTTCAATTAACTGTCGTTTAAAATTAGAGAAGTCTTCTGGACGTACTGTTCCTGTCCAATCTGCTAAATCTTGATCATTTAACTGGGAAACTTCATTAAGAAATCCTTGAAAAGGAGCAATCAATCTAGGATTTTCTTGAGCAACAGTCATAATATCATTAATTAAGCCACCAATTCTTTGTTTTGCTTGATCTACAAAAGCTTGAGCCAAAGGATCTAATGTTATTTCTTTCTGTACAAAATGCTCTTTTCCATCTGGTCCAGTAGTTTGAATTACCTCAACATTATTAAGTAAATCCTTAAATGAGCCAAACTTAAAAGGAGGAGGAGGAGGAGGAAGAA